CTTTACAAGCTTGCGATGATTGCGTTTTAAACTTATCTGCAGTCGTACTTGCGGGCGTGTTAAACTTCGCTTTATCAAGCGTAAATAAGTCACGTAAATGCTCATAACATCCGAAAATCGCACCGAATGTACCGAGTAGTCTTGCTTTAAAATTCGCCGCTAAACTAATCCCCTCCATCACTTCAGCAAAAAATGCCAAACAATCATCGATAAAATCCTCAATTGCTGATAAAAAGTCATCAATTAAGCCAAATAGGGCGTTATTAAACAAGAAAATCGGCTTAGCAGGTGTTGCTTCACGGAAAATTAAATTCAATGTGACATAATCGGTATATTCTGCGTCGTGGTAGAAATTAGCAGACGTACAAATCATATTTTGCAAACGCCCGCGAATTGGGTGTGTTAATACATCCGCCCCTTGTTTTTTGAGTACTTCTAAAAACTTTTTAAAATCTGAATAATACCCTTCACCATAAAATACTGCACTAAGTCTCACTTCAAGCGGATTTAAGCCTAAATCTTCAATATCTGCGCCATTCACAAACGGGTAAGCGTGCTCAACCACGGCACGCTCAACACTGTCTTCAATATTAAACACATCAAAGCGCACACCGCGATATGACGCACGCTGAACTGGCATAGTCCAACCTTTCATAGTTACTCCCGATTAAATTGTCTATATTGATTTTCTGATACGGTTTCAGCCACGGCACGCCCATCTAGCTCTACTGTGATGTGCGTTTGAATCGTATGCTGTTGATTCTCTACTGCTTGCTTTAATCCGCTTTGAATCTGATTGCCGAATTGCTGTAAGTCTGTTTGTGTCAGCTCTGCAATGCGTGCATTACCACTTTCTACTCGCGCATCATATTGTGCTTGTGTTAGTGTACCTTGATTAAGTCTAGCCTTTGCAATCGCTTGATTGCGTTGAATATCAGCAATTGCATAAGCCCCGTGATAGTTCACATTTGATGTTTTAAATGACGTTGTCGGCGTGTATTGAAATTTATTGACAGAATGCCCGCTCATCGCGATATTCGCTTTTTCTTGCGCTTTCTCACGTTTTTCTTTGATTGCTTCTTGTTGTGCAAAATAGTCATCGTGATTATCTGATGCTATCGCAAGCCCCGCGACTGCCAGAGAGCCAACATTTAATAAACTGCCCACTTTGCCGCCTTTAAACAACCCACCTTTAACCGCGCCACCTTTAGATAATCCACCTAATGCTCCCCCTAAACCTAAGCCTGTACTACCGCCCAGCAAACGCAATGAGCCAGCCGCCACAAGTGCGCCCGCACTTAATGCGGCAATACCCGTTGTTGCCCCCGCAATCGCCGTCGTTAGTCCCGGGTATTGTGAGGCATAATCTGTCAACTTAGCACTGACATCGCCAATCATATTGTTAAACCCTTTTAAGCTTTCCATTTGCGCAAACTCTGCGCTATTTTTAAGCTGTTCGGTTTTAAAGTCATTTGTATCAGCAATCACAGCGTGCGAGCTTTCAACCGCGCCCACACTATTCATCACGCTATTTTTCACTTCTTGCCCGAGTTGCACATTGTTACGCATACCGATTAGCGCAAGCAGAGCCTCTTTATCTGAAATAATCTGACCAATTGCCGTACCTTCAACTAAGTTTGTCATTTGCTCAAGCAAGGCTTTCTGATCTTCTTTTTTGGCTGTTTTCAGTTTTTCTTGCAATTCTTTATAGTTTTTGTCTTCGCCAATCACTTGATCCATAATCGCCATGAACGCTTCAATTGAGTTTTTCCCTTTAACTTTCTGTGCTTCCATCGACTTAATGAAGTCAACACCGTGCGTTTTACCGTCCTTGTCCTTGATTTCTAAATTTGCAAAACGATCATTTGTTTCTCTAGATGTGATTTTAGCCAACAAATTAGCCAAGTTATTACCAGCTTGGTCACTTGTACCCGCAGTTACTCGAGCTTGTTGGTTTGCCACAAGCAACGCCTCAAAGCCACTCATACCGCTTAAGCCTGCTGATTTAGCTGCTGCCATTTGTTGAGGCAACCAGCGTGCCATATCGGCAAGCTCAAAGTTCCCCGCTTGACCTGCTGCAACTGCTTTGTCTAATACTTCACCGATTTGATTTTCACTCATACCAAATTGTTGCATTGCGGAGATCGCAATTTTTGATAAGTCTTGCGTGCTTGCCCCAGTTGCCACCGCGCCTTTTTGTAGTGTCGGTAATAACTTCATTGCAATATCAGCAGATACTGCGCCAGAGGCGAGTAGTGTATCAAGCGCACTTAATGCATCTTCTTTTGTGCCACCGCCCGTCTCTACCGCGTTTTTGACCGCACTGTGTAATTCTTTTTTCCCTGCAATTCTCCCGTCCACATCACGCTCTGAAAATGCCGTATTGGACACCATCGCAAGTTGTCTGTCGTAAGTCATCTGTTTATTCATCGGTTGAGCTAATACCATTGCGCCTGCTGTCACACCCGCAATAGCACCCGCCACACCGCGCCCGATATTCCCCAAGCGTTGACCTGTGGCGATTTTGCCCATTTCTGCATTCAGCTCTGCAATTCGTCGCTTGTGCTGTTCTGTTGCGCGCGCAAGCTCTCTTGTCGACGCTGTACCGCTATTTTTCAAACGACGATATGCTTGTTCTGTGCGTAAAATCTCATTTTGAATTGACCGTTCACTACGCATGCCAAGTTGTTCGCGTGCTGTCGCAGTCGTTCGAGCTTGTTGTTGAATTTGTCGATAAGCTTGCTCTGTTAGTCGCGCCGTTTTTCTCACTTCATTTTGCTGCGCGCTACTTGAACGTTTGGCTTGATTCTCAATGTCTTTCGTTGATTTATTGACATTATCACGCATAGATTTCACTGTGCGACTGGCGAAATCTTGCGCTTTTAACATCAACGACAGATTTAAACTTGACATCTTTAAACCTCTTTTAAACTTTGTTTAAATGCAAAATAAAAGGGGCATTACGCCCCCTTTTTTTCTTGACTTTTACGACGGCGGAAGACATAACTTGTCACCGTCTCATCACTTCTTAGTGATTTTTTCTTAACACCATGTTGTATTAAATAACTTTCAATCCACGCGTTAATTTCTGCATGTGACATATCCCAGACTTGCTGTGCGTTAAAGCCAATTTTACTCAATAAAACCACCGCACTTCGGTAATTCTCATATACCTGCGGTAGAGTGAGTTTTTTTATTACGCTGTTGCTAAAACTTGGTTTTCCCCAGCGTCGATGCACTTTTTTCTTAATTGACCGATTAAATCTGTGATTAAGACATAATCATCTGTTGAGAGATTATCGAGTAAAAATTCAGGCGTTAAAGATACTTTATCAATGCCTGAAATCTCTAACTGCTGACATAAATAAGCCAAGTCAACGAGCGTTTGTTCGGCTTTATTTAGTTCATCTTTCGCAAGTCCCTTTTCTTCAATCCATTCTAACGCTTGGCACTCAAGCCCAAGGGTGAGAATTTTCACATTAAAATCGAAATATCGCGTGCCGTTAAACAGCACGCCTAACAATAAACGTCCCTGCATTATTCAATCACCTTGTCTAATGCTACCACTTGAATATCACGCACTTCTTCATTATCGACGGTATAGCTTGTCCCAACTTCCGTCGTAAAACAATTGCGATACGAAATACGCTGACCGTTTTCTTCTTCGATTGTGACTTTAGCGTCATCGACATTATCCCAGTCTGGTTCTGGGCTATTTAGTGGCACGGCAACAGTTAAAGAAAGGGTATATTCAGTAATGCCTTTCGCAAAGCCTTTCACGCGAGCCTTACGATTGATTGTTTTAACTGGCTTGCGACCGGTAATCACACGCACGTCACACTTCGTCAAGTCGATTTCTAACCCATCGACTTCAATAATGCCAAGACTGGCAAATTCTTTAGCCATTTATGCCCCCTATAAAATTAAATCAATGCGGTTTGCAACAACGTGCAAGCCATTAACCACATCTGCTGGAATGACCGTATCTAAACGATTTGGGTCTTGTTGATTACGTTGCACCAACAGTTTTGCTTTGTGCAAATCAACGTTTTCCAGAATTTCAAGATTTTCCAAGCGATAAAGCACATCTAAGATTTCTGAGCGTACCTTCGGTGGCGTGCGGTTAGATAGTTTTGAGCGTGGAAAACGCAACTCAATACGCTGTTCTAGTGCTTTGCGCGTATAGTCAAGCGTGCGAATTGTGGTTAAATCTAAATAACTTGGGTCATCCGTATTTGTTGCTGATTTCGTGTACGTCGTAATCGCACGCATAATACGCACACGATGATTAACAACCGTAACCGGTGTTAAACCGTGGAATAAAGCTTGGTTTACTTCAGTTAAAATTGGGGTTTGCGTGGCATCAACTGTCGTCAGACCTTTAATTTCAAGCGTGTTAAGTGGTTTTGCTGGATCTTCTTCACCTGCAATCACCGCACCATAACCTGCTGCAATTAATGCATTAGATTCAATCGCCCCTTTATACCAAGCACAAGTGATACGTTCTGAATTGATCTTACTGGTGTATGTCGTACCGCTTGCCATTGTTCCGCGCCAGCTAATTACAGCGATTGCCGGTTTTTTCTCAAGCGGTGATGAGACCATTTCTAAGTGATTGACTAATGCTTTTGCGTTTTTCTCATCAGAAAACGGGGAGATAATCACGTGATAATGCGTCCCCGCGACACTTGCCAGTGCTTTTGATAAATCTGCATTATTTGCGCCATTTGCTAATGCTTTTGCATTGAGTGTCATGCTTGATACATGACTCGATGCACTTAGCATGATCTCATTACCGATTTCGCCCTTACATTTTGCCGTGAGTGTAATTGTATTTTCTGAAACTTGCGCATTAACAGGACAAGTATTCGAGATATTGATCACTGCCGCTAAACGTGCCGCCACCGCATTTGCGGTTTCTGCTTTCGCTACAGAAACTTTATATTCAATGCCTGCAATTGTTGTTGAAAGATAACCGATAGCTGAAGCTGTACCAGAAAGTGTTAATGTTCCTGTTGCTGCCACCCCTGCATCATTATCTTTTAAACCGATGATAGATAAGCGTAAAAGTGAGTTATTTTGAATTGCAATCCGCGCCATTAAATGTGCCCACGAGCCTGCGCCAAATGCTAGTTCTGCATCATAATCAGAATAAATTCGAACTGGTGCTGTAAACTCTGTTTTACCCTCTATCATTGGCGCAACAATCAATACTTCTTGTTCATTTGTTGGTAATGTACTCACCGCATTTCTGCTGTTGTATTCAGTGTAAACACCGGGTTTACGAATTGATGTTGGGATTTTGTCAAATTCAATATTTGTCATGATTTATCCGCCTTCTTGTTGCCTTTTACTTCGATTAAATCACCGTCTGCAATGCGACGTTGATAGTAAATTGTGTTTTCAACTTCAACTGGCTCTTGCTCAATATATGCGAGCGGTTGATTCTCAAGTGGGACTTTAACTCCCACAGCTGCTTTGACTTTCATATTTACTCCTTACTGACATCCAGTGCTAACCAGTCTTCGCGATAAAGCGGTAATAATGTGATTCGATGCACTTTTTTATACCCCTCCCGCTCGGCAAATTCCTGCGGTGTTAAGATAAGATCTGTTTTTCTAGTGAAAAAACCATCCCCTTCTTTCTTGCCTTCCGGTATCTTACAAAGCCCGCCTTTAACCCAGAGGCAACGAATAATCACGTGTCCCGAGTTGGCATCTACTGTCAAACCACCTTGTGTGACAGCAATAACTTGCGCTTGAGAATCTGCTTTTTCACTCTCGTTTTTTTGATTGCTGTGTGTGCCTGTCGTTGCTACTGCCGCAATAATGGGAAACATACTTGCTGCCGACATCACTTGAACTGGCAAGAGAGCAATCATAATAAGTGTAAAAAATCGTTTCATGTTTTATCCTTTTTGAGTTTCTACGTTAAATTCAACAAAATCCTTGGTCGTTGGGTCAACAATTTTTCCGACAACTTGCTCAAGCATAGGCTGTTGTTCAGATAACATGCCTTCATACGCGTTAAAGACATAATCAGGTGAGGTTTTATCAGAAGTCGCCTCCGGAAATAACCCGTCTTCAAGTGGCGGTATGTCGTCATAAGCGATTTCATATTCCACTGCGTATGCCGTGATTTTCTCGTTACGAAATTGCGCGTTATTGAAAATCGTACGCACCCGTTTTGGATTAAGCGGATAGACCAGATTCCCCAATGTTTGCGCATCCAGCAATCGGCGTACTGCTGAAATCAGTTGATGCACACCAATTTCACGCCTATCTACACCACCTTGGCGCGCCACTTGATTACTTTTTAATGAACGGACAGCTAAAATAATCACAAAAGTATCAGTTGATTTATGACGACGACGTCGCAAGTCTTTACACTCAATACGTGAACCGCCATAAGTCACTAACACTGCTGGCAATCTTGCAGTACCGATACTTTCATCATCGAGCTCACCGCCATAGCTTTTGACCGTATTAGCAAGCTTACCCAAGCCTTTTTTTAATCGCTCAACAAGCGCGTTCTCAATTTTCGTTATCACGACTAAATACCCGATTTGCTACGTTAGTAAAAATCACCGTATTTTCTCCCGTGCTTGCTTGCTCATCTTCTGCAATACCAAGGGATACTTTGCCGCTCGCAATGCCTTCTAATTCGCGCAGGCTTAACTTATAGCGTTCGATAATCTCTTCAGTGATTGATACATCAGACATTGACGCCAAACGATAGCGTGTTAAGTCACAACAAATACGAGTGAGGTTTTGCGGAATAGTTTTTAACGGCAACTTATAACGACCCACTAGATAGCCATCAATTTGACTTGAACTATCTAATAAAGCGATAGTTAAAACTGCCTGATTGACTTCGCCAATATTTTCCCGGTCAGTGAGCTCCATAACTTGGAATTCGCCGACACGCGAAATAAAATCGTTAATTGTTGCGTACATTACTATTCCTCTTCGGTCACTGGGGCGACTTCTAAATACGGGTCATCTAATAAACGAGATACTTGCTCACCGGTTAATTCTTCAGCCGGAATGCGCACCGCATTTTCTTTGTTAAAACGATAGCCACAGCGACCGTAGCTTTCATGCGGATGATGCGACATTAAGCGAATATCAAACGCAACCGGATGGATTGCTTCTAAGTAGCCTTTGCCTTCCAGCTTCACGTCTTCCGGTTTCATATCTTCCGGTTTCATATCTTCCGGTTTCATATCTTCCGGCTTCACGTCTTCCGGTTTCATATCTTCCGGTTTCATATCTTCCGGTTTCATATCTTCCGGCTTCACATCTTCCGGCTTGACATCTTCCAGCTTGACATCTTCCAGCTTGACATCTTCCTGCTTCACGTCTTCCGGTTTCACGTCTTCCGGTTTCACGTCTTCCGGTTTCATATCTTCCGGTTTCATATCTTCCGGTTTCATATCTTCCGGCTTCACATCTTCCAGCTTGACATCTTCCAGCTTGACATCTTCCTGCTTCACGTCTTCCGGTTTCACGTCTTCCGGTTTCACGTCTTCCGGTTTCACGTCTGCAGTTTCTTTTTTAGATTTGTTCTTTGACATATATTCCTCCACCCCCGCACAAGCGGGGCTATTAAAAGTTAAAGGATTTGAGACGACACCATCACTTTCAAGCGACCTTTTAACACGTTAGTTGTGCCATTGATCACTTCTGCTTCGCAGATTTGGCGGGCTTTAAATTCCAATGCAGGTGGAACCAAAATAACGCTCGGTCGGATATTTAATAACTTACCGCCGTCGCCTTTTAGTGTCTGCATTTTTGCCACAACTTCCATAATGTTTTCTGCAGTCAATTCAGTGTCTTTAACACAGTGTGCTAACTGCCAGAAACCAAAGCCAGCAGCACCACGAGCACGCACACCCCAAATGTACACATCTTCCATAAAAACAGTGTCGGATCTTGATGCGTCAAACTTTGTCTCAATTTCAGGTGCTGTGCGTTTTTGCCAAATAAATGGCTTAATCACATTAGTGGTATCCAACAAATAGAATGTTGGCTTGCCACCGCTAGAACCAGTGGTCAAGTTACTTTGTTGGGTATTAACGCCCGTACCGTCCACTTCTGCATAGCAAGGGTGATCGGTGTCAAAGAAATTTTGACCATCATAGCAAAGCGTGCTTTCACCTTTTTTCAACAGTGCAAACACCTCATCATCTGGCAACTCTGCTGCCGATTGTCCCGCTTGCTGCACCATTGGTCGGAATAAGCCCACTTGGTCATCTTCCACATTAGTACGTGGAACTTGAACAGTAGCTTCAAAAGTTTTATTTTTAATGCTAGTACCTTGGGCTTGCATATTTTTAATCTGGCGCTTGCTGACCCATTCTTTCATTTTTGGGAAATCGCCTAAAAAGCCGTAGGTGTTGGTGTCGGTATTAGATCCGATTTCCATTGCAACTTCAGGCCATTGCGGGGCAATTTTGCCTAGACCGGCCGCGAAGTCTTTTTTAAATTGTTCATTAATGTGATTTAACACATCTGATTTTTTAAATGCCATTAGTTGATCTCCTTATGTGCTTTTCTAAATTCTGATTCGCTCATCCCGAGAGCTTTTGCAGCAGCTTTCTCACTTTCGGAAAGCGCAACAACGTTGTTATTTGGATCACCTTTTGATTGAGGTTCACCACTTAATGCAGCAACTGGTGTTGCTTTTTCTAAATAACCAGTTAACGCTTCAACAGATAAACCCTCAGCCCATTCTTTGAGAGCAGGTGCAAGCTTACCTTCTGATAATGCAGTTTGAATAAGTGCGCTTTTTTTATCTTTTTCAACACCATCTTTGAATGCGTTAAAATCGTTTTGAAGTGCAACAACTTGTTCAACTGGCACATATTTTGACGGATCAAACGCATTGACTTTCTCACTCAATGCTGCAACGGATTGCTCTTTTTCTTTAAGTGCACTATACACGTCAGATAACACCACTTTTGACTCACCTTTCGCTTGTGATAGTGCTGTTACTTTTTCTTTAATTTCGGTTTCAGTCGCAGATGCAACACCGAATAAAGAACAAAGCATTGCAAGTAATTCTTTGTCCATTTCTTGTGCTTCCTCATTTAATAATTGAACACTTGCAGCCACCATTGCTTCATCCATGCCGTCAAGTGCAGGAGTATTCGTGAGTGCTGCGTGAAAGATTTTGCGAACATAGCCCTCAGTGTCATAAGCAAACACTGCGGAGATATAACGATATTCGCCATTTTTGATATATTCCGCTGCCTTATCAGTCCAGCGGACATCAGCAAAAATCCCTTGTGGGGTGAAATAGAGATATTCCATCCAACCCGCGCTCGGTGCTTCTTTGCCGTTTTTCTGTGAATGAATAATTTGATGTTCGTAGTCGATTGGAAGGGGGTTGCGTTTTGAATTTGCGAGCGCAACCACATCTGCACCATTTGTATCTGTTACATACCAAGCCTCCACATCTGTTGGTCTGCCGTCTGTTGCTCTAAACTCACCGTACGGCAAAAGCTGAATACGACCGTATTTGGCTTTATTGATTTCAAAGCTACAAGCTGCAAGAGTGAGTTTCATTTCGTCATCCTCTTTAAAAATCCTAGGATTACAGAATAAAGGATGGCGTAATTTAAAAAGAGGTGAGCGACTTCAACATGGCTTATTTTGTGATGAAGTGATTTTTGGGAATGAAATAAAAGACAAGACCGTTTTTAAAACTTTTTAAAACGCCTTTAATTCTTTTTAAAAACTTTTAAATGATAAATTATACAAATAAAACAAAAAATCGCGCCACGCGCGATTTAGGCGGATATTTTTAGCTATTCAATAATACTTCTAAAATAGTTCTGCGCATCTTCTAAGATGTCGTCTTTGTCTTGTTGCGTTAAAATGAGAAACGGACGGGCTTCAATCTTCACTTTACGCCCACGACCTGCCATGCCACCGAATTGATGAATAGCCGCATACGGTTCATTTGTACCAACTTCGGCAGAATCATTATTGTAACGACTGGTGATGCTTCCCATTAAATTTTCAGTATCGACTAGCGGCGTGCCTTTTCTGTATTTCAAGCCAAGCCATTTCGGACGACCACCTTCGTCAAAGTTTTGCAACACTGCCGATTCCATGGTGCCCGCAATACTACGCATTAAACTTGTTCTGTTTTGCGTTTTGTGTGCAATGTCAGATAACACCGCTTCAATTTTTTCTACATCATTAATATCGACATCAATCATAATTACCCTTGTGTTGTTGATTTAATCATCAAATAGCGTTATATTGATTCTGCCGCTAGAAAAGCGATGAATCTCGATATCGCAAGCGAAGAGTGTAAACTCGGGACTGTGTGCGGTGGGTTCGAGCCCCGCCTAGCGGCTTATTTCTTAAATGCTTTTTTCCATTGTTTCTCACTGACTCTTCTCGCAGATTGAATAAAGATTTCGTTTTCATCATGTAAAACTTTCAAGACCACGAGTAACTTTTTCCCTTTAATGTCTTTATAGAATTGATACGCCGTTGCCTCTTTGATGATTTTATCAGGTGTATAGATCAAATCAGGAATATTTGCATAATCGTCTAAATCAAAGTCCTGACCATCCCGACTATTTAACTGTTTAATCAACGAGTCATCGGAAAACCAAACCGTTGCCACATCTGATTCTAATATGCGTTTAGAACTCGTTGATAAGACACCGGCAGTAAATTTAAAATTCATACTTAACTTATCTCGCACATTGAACATCTGTTCAGTTGTGAGCTTATCATTGACACCCAATTGTTTTTTAATTTTTAGAAATTGACGTTGAAACATTAAAAAGTCTTGCTTAAATTCCGCCCCTTGCATTTCCGTTTTTGCAAACTGATGAGCAAGCTTTTCGGGATATAAATCAAGATTAGGGCGATAATTTAGCCTCCCAATATTATAATCAAACCCTTTATCGGCTACACGAATAGAACCATCTAGCAATTTAAAACCGACAGTTATTTCTTGATTACCATTTTTATCTGCAGGTCGCTTAACTTTCACAAGAAACGCACTGCTATCGTCGGCTTCATCTAGCCCTTTACGCTTTAAATCACGTTCACCAAGTGCAATCACCGCACAGCGGCAATTGAAGCCGTTAGGCGGGTAAAATGTTGACCAAAACGGATCATCATAGCGATAAATTCGACCGTTTAATGCAAGATGCGAAGGTCGTGTACGCTCATCGCCGACAGCGGAATATTGCCAATAAGGGCGATGATCAATATTATCCATCATGCGCTGATAGCGCGCGGCAGAATACGCTGCTTGTACGTTTGTACGATAAATTGTATTCAGTCGACGCGGTGTGCCAAAGTATTCGCCTGTTTTCGGATCTGCCAACAGTTTTCCGTCGATACCGCGACTGATAGATTTATCATGCCCAAATACCCAGCCTTTTTTCTCAAACTCACTTACCAAGTCTTTTTTCCATTGTGTAAAGCTCTTACCCTCTTTTTTGGCAACTTCCATTGATTTATAAATATCATTCGTCATCTCAAGACTAGATAATCTCGCGATTGTTGTAGCTCTTGCGATTGCACTATCATGCAGTGATTTTTTAAACACTTTCGTTGCAAGTAATTTTTTATTATGTAAAAACTCAATGGCTTGTGTTGGTTCAAGTCCGAATAGAAAACTAAGCGGTTTAGACATTACTTCCCCCAAGTAAATCAGCTAAAAACAGCGCATTAGCGAGATACTGTTCGTGTTCGTGACTTGAAATTTCTGGGTATGCTTCAGCGAGTTTTTCTGCCGCTTCATCGTAATAGTCGCACGCCATGATTACCGCAACAGCTTTCTTCACCATGGGATTTAATTGATTATTAAAATCTGGCTCATCAAATGCTTGCGCAAGTCCACCATCTAGCACGCCTTGCGCAGTAGAACTGTTATTATTCGCAGATAATGCAACACCACGACAGCCATCACACTGACAACCTGTCACGTGATTTTGTACAGAAAGTGCGGTCTGTTTTTTCGGATTTTCAACATCGTTTAAATCTGTTTTAAAATCATGTTGAACCGCACTTAAAATCGTTTCATTTTCCTGCGGTTCTGGAATGCCCGCTTTATCACGCACCCAATTTTCAGGAATGCGCACTCCTACGCTCACAAGCTTAGGAATAGCATCCGCTAGGACACTTAAATCAGCATATTCTTTCGTGTCAAACTCGAAATACGGCACACGAGAAGGCAAAATATTCGGATCAATGTTAATTTGAAGATATGGCAGAATAATCTGTTGTGTAATAGTTTGTGCAATCTGTTTAGCATCAGACACAAGCAAGTCACGTCTGACTTCATTATGCACTTGTCCAAGGGCATTAGTTGAAGTTTTACCATCTGCACCGCTTGTTAATGTTTGCCCTAGAATCAAACGTGCGGCGGACTTTTCACACCAGTCCACCATTTGCAAAAACGGGTTGCTTCCAGCCGAGCCAGTAGTGTTTGTCACATTATGCAACTCAACATTCATTCCTTCTGGCATAATCCCTGCTGCGTTATGTCCGATTTGAGCAAGTGCACGCAATAATGTGCGCTTTTCGTCATTCGTTGCCCCAAATGGGTATTTACCAATACGAATCGGCATACCATAAAGCTCTAGAAATTCGGCAAAATCATGCACCGAGTAGTGTTTAAACATATAAAGCCATGCGAGCGTTCTAAATAAACCCATACGAGCAAGCTGTACTGTTCTTGATTTGTGGGTATGCACTACCCAGCCATATTGTCTCAACGGCTCACCGTCTTGATTATCTGGCGTTTTAAGCAGTAAATTATCATCCTTGTCTAGTTTAAACCACGACTGCGGACGTGCGATAAAATTAACTGGAATCCATTTACTTTCAGCTTGCTTCCATTCAATTTCTAACGCCGAAAAACCATGTCCTACCGCATCCATCATATCCACCATTAAATCTTCTAGCATTGGGAATTGATAGAAAAGCTCGTCAATTTCGACTTGCAGTTTTTCTTCTTGCGGTGTGGCATTACGTGGCTCTGCAATGCGCCAGTCAAGGGTTAAAATCGCACGCTTACGGGTTTGAATATTTGCCCCGATGCAACTGTCGCGTTCTTCAATATCCATGAAAAGCTCATGTTGCGCGGTAATATCACCACCTTCAGCATCTTCTAAAATCCCTTTTAACTTTGCGGGGGTAATTTTATTGCTTGGGTGATCAGAAATAATTCTTCCTGTCTCCGTGACACGCGCCTCATTTGTTTGTGTATCTAAGCCAACTTGTACTTTTTTCGCTTGTTGTAATTTTTTCTTTTTCTTCGCCATTTTTTATCTCCGCCAAATACTGTATAAATCGCCGTCATCAAATTCATCACGCCCTAAATCGCCGTCAATTGTCATGAACTCAATCGGGGCAGAGCTGCTTACCGCATTTTTCCACAGCATCTCTAGCGCATCAGGTCCATCATCATGATCAGCTTTCGGGAAATGCCTCAGCTGTGCGATGAGTGTTGACTGTGAGCTATGTAGTAAAATCAAACCATTTGCAACGTGCGGCTGTAAGCTTTCAATACGTAACATTTTGTCTGTATTGGGATTAATTGCGGTTGCCGGCACAGGAATCCTTCGTTTTGCGGAACGCTTCACTAACTCATCTTTTAAAAACTCTTGGAACTGAACAGTCTCAGCGAACCAACGCTGACACTTGTACTGTTTATGCAGTCGAATCACATCCTCAATAATTAAATCCGGCAAGCGTTTTTTCACTTGTGCCTCAATCACATAGAGCTTACCCGTTTCACGATGATACCCACCGACTAAAATCGCAGAAGGATCACTACGACGAGAAGCAGCTTTACCTAAACTTGGATCAAGTGAACCGAAGTAAATTAAATTGGCTGGTAATTCCGTCCAGTATTGAATGCAATTTGCAAAAATCGCATCATCACCGCTCACGGGGTCATTTTGATATTCGCTATCAAACGTTGAATGCCCGTCTCGTGCGCGAATTTTCATCAACACTAGCAGTGGTCGTGCCGCCCAACTGATGATTGCTCCCGCATCCATTGCGTCTTTATTTGCATAATAAAACGCATCAGCGACCGCCTCGCCTTCGTTTAAATAGAACGCTTCCCATTTATCCCAAAGCGACATGTCATCAGGCATCTTAATTAAAGCTTTAAACTTCGCTGTCAACCACGCTTTGCTTGCTAACGTGCGGTTTAGCACGCTGTCATAGTGCAGAATTGTCCCGATGTAGATAATATCTAACTTGCCGTCTGCCGAGCCAAGTGGCAGCACGGTTTTTTTAAGCCAATTGTGGAGCTTGTCGCGTTGCTCCGGGCTTCTCACTTGCTCGTCATTCTCAATATCATCAAGTACAACTAAATCGGGACGATACGCACCATGACGCAAACCACGTAGTTTTTTACCCGAGCCTGCTACTTGTACTTTCTGATTTGCACTGGTCACAATCGTGCCCGCTTGCCACACGCGCCCTTGTCCCGTACTTTCGGGAAAATCAATGCATAGTCGCTGATTAAACTCAAGCTCGACTTTGATTGCTTCGAGCATCGGGTAGGCTTGGTCGATACTGTCCATGACGATGAGCACATAGCGTTTTTTCTGTGTCACTAAGCAATACAGTGAAAACAACTGCGAAACAATCGTAGATTTCGCCTCGCCACGGGGGGCGGCAACCGCCATGTGTACAGATGCGGGCTTTTGTAGTGCAAGGGGTAATTGCTCAAATAAAAAGTGATGGAGTGCAGAACGAGAAGACGAGCGAACGTAGTGCGGGAAGTAGTTATTGACGAAAAAATCAAAGCCTGACACCGGGTCAAGCACTTTTGTACGTCGTGAAAGCACTGCTTCTGGACTGTCATCCCAGCCATCAAATGCCGCTTCTAGCTTTTGTCGAAGGCTATCGTGATACGCTTCTAGCTCTTTTAAAAATTCTTTCGTTTTCATTTTGAACTCCCGCAAAGACAGGCTAAAAACACCCACCAACCCCACGCACCGCCATTAGCGGCACTGTTGCACGCGACTATCACGAGAATAAATTGCAGTAATGTCATTTTTTAAACTCTTTTTCTAACTGTTGTCCGAAATCGCGAATCAAATCTAAAAACTCACCAAGCAATTGTGGTTTTTTCTCTTGAATATACGAGCCAAATAATTTAATCGTTTTAAGTGCTGTCGCCGATTCCGACACTTCTGGCAGAATACGCTTACTTGCTGCGGTCATCTTCGCAAAACTGTCTGCAAGCGATGATAAGCGGTCGACTTTATCTTGTGCTTTTAAATCCGAGTTTTGAATCTCATCCATGGTTGCGCGATATTGAATAATAAAGCCCGATAACAATCCTTTTGTGATATCAGTCAGCTCATTGCCCGCCATTACTTGTACATCACGCACTTTATCCCAGTCATCGCCCTTGCTTGCCGCCTCTTTCTTCCAGCGTCGCGCGGTGTTAAATGAGACTTTAGCTTTACTTGCTGATTGCTCAAGCGATAAAAACTCAAATACATAGTAGCGACGAACCAGCGCACGTGTTTTTTCATCAAATGCCATCAGTTAGCCCCCAAATTGCAAGCGAATGAGCTCAATACCGACTGCAACAATGCCACCGCCAATACCACCTGCAATCAACGCTTGATTGCGGTTTTTCTTTGCCATTTCGCTTAAATCTGCTTGCAGTGCTTGCACTTGTTTTTGTAAATCCGCAATTTCTTTGTTTTGTTTGTCGACTTTATCTGCAATTCCGTCTAATTTATCTAAGATTGCATCAAGCTTTTCACCTGTTGATTTATTTTTTTGTCGCATTATTTATCAACCTTTTTGTCTAATTTCCCTTCAATACTATCTAATTTGTCAAAGATTCGGTCTAGCTGACTGCTAAACCCACTGTTGACGTGATTAGCCATTTCCTTTGTTTGATAGCTCTCTTTGATTTTGTTAATTTCCGCTTTGAGCTCTTTAAAATCAGCATCAAGTCGTTTAAACCAAACGCCACCAAAAAACACAGCAATTGAAACAACAAAGTTAAAAATCATTGCGCCGCTAATTTGCAGTTCCATCTTTCACCTCGCAGATTGCGCGATATGTGTCGTTATGCGCTTTAACCTGTCGCAATGTTTCTGTTGTATCATTGCGACTAGCTTTAATTAATGTAAAGCCGTCGCAGCTGGTGTTAATCACGTAAGTCGTGCGATTTGTGCAAGCTATCAATAAGCTTGTCACGAGTAGCATGATTAGCCGTTTCTTCATTTCGCTTACGCTCCCGTTGATTATTTCGTTGTGTTGTCACAATCGCTTTGTCTTGTTCAAGCTGTGCGTTTTCTTTCAATAATGCGTCAATTGTGTTATTTGCACGCTTTAATTTGAAAATGACATAGCCGCATAGCCCTAAAAAAAACGCTATTGCGACTAAAATTAGCTGTAAAGTCATTCCGCACCTCCGCGATTTTTTCGACGCTCGACGGCAACCGCGAAGCCTTTTGTTGCCGCACCGCCACCGCAGAAAATAGCAAACGTCATAAAAAGCTCAGGCACGTAAGCGCGGTCAAGCCAGACGCAGAAAATGAGAATTGCAGCCATTAGAAGTGCGCCGAAAAACTGAATAAAGCCCGTGGTTGACAAGCGTCCGTCACTATTTGTGATAAGTTCAGAGAGTTTAGCCATTTACCACCCCGATTTTTAAATAGAGTTGTTGTGCGAGTGTAGGCTTGCCTTTTACACGATAGGACCACGCTTTTTTGCTGTAGCATTTGGGGCGACATGTATTTATTGGTTTACGAAAATATGTATGTAACCAGCCAAATAAACGATGTAATTTATTCATGTTCAAGCTCCATAATGACGTGTTCAACTAAAGGCTGACAATCGTTATCAACCCATTCTGCGACATCAAACCCCGGGCAGATTTTACGTGCAAACTCACGGTGCCCGTGCAGTGTGGCATTGGGGTATTTACGTGATAAATCTCGCACCAAATTTGCTAATGCTTGCCACTGCGCGACAGTGAAGCGGTCAGTACCGACTAGACAAATGCCAATTGAATTGCGATTTTGACCGCGACAATGTGCACCGATTTCGCCGACTTTTCGCCCAGTTTCAACAACCCCATGTGTATCAATCACGAAGTGATAACCGATAGCGTGTAAATGACGATTAAACGCAATTTTGTTATTGATTTCGCGCCGAAAATGCGCGTCAAAATGCCAGTCATCAATGATTTGTGCCGCAGTTTTACCGCGCTTTGCAAGTCGCACGCCGTTTTGCGTCGCGGCGCAATGGATGATGATTTTTTCAATAGCCATAAAAAAACTCCCAATAAATTAAGTGATTTATCTAATCGTGCCGTAAAACCACGTCCTTTAGGGCGTGGATATAAGGTATAAACGGCAAAGCCGTTTCAAATTTCTAACTAATCAGGTGTTTGTT